TATAAAACTATGATAGATATTAACTACAGATTCCAAACAGATAAACGCAAAAGAGTTTTAGTACTATGGAAACAGTGGGTAAACGAATACAACAACGGAAAAACAGTTGAGATGATTTCAAACGAGTACATAAATCCAAAAACTGGCAAAAACTATAGTAGGTCGGCTATATATTATGCGTTTGAAATAATGAAGGATGTACAGCTATGAAACCTACTCTATTAGAGGAACCAAAGAAAAAAGCACGGTTAACTATTGCCAAGAACACACCGTTTGAAAATGGGCAACTGCTGCACATTCTTCAAAAGACACCTAAAGACCATATTTATCAAAGACCTGGTAAGGGCGGGGGTAAGTGGGATTATGTAACGGGGACGTACGTAAAAAAAGTCTTAAACTATGTATTTGGATGGATGTGGAATTTTGAGGTAAAAGAACACCTGGAGAAGGGCGACGCTATCATTGTGTTAGGCAGGTTAACGGCACAGGTTGGGGACAAGTCTATCGTAAAAGAGCAATGGGGAAGGGCTGAAATTAAATATAAAAAAGATGGAAATAAAATACCATTGGATTATGGAAACGATCTAAAAGCGGCCACCACTGATGCACTTAAAAAATGTGCGTCTGAATTTGGTATTGCCAGTGACATATATGGCGCGGAAGAATTTAAAGAGATAAACAGAGAATTGTTTGAGGACTTGCCAGAACCAATAAAGACAAAAAAAGAGGCAATTGAAGTCATACACGGCGCACCAGATAAAGATTCGACCGCTACACCTATTACGGGACAAGAAGAAATAAAACTTGTACCCCCAATACCAGTTCAACCACCAGAGAAGACAAAGACACCCGATTTTAAAACTTTGCTTGATCAAAACAAAAATACATGATTAAAAAAGATTACACCTATTGGAAACTATGGTGTGACTCTGTAGAAAATTTGGACGAGTTTGAGTCAAAGATAAAAACAGATTCAAGACTAAAAGAAAATTACGATGATCTTGCGTTGGTAGTACGCTCCTATACCTATTTGATAGAAAGACAGGCAGAAGACATTAAGGGTCTGGAACTTAAGGTTCCAAGTGTAACAGAAGACATAAATAAAGTACTTGACAAACACTGTAAATTAGATTAATATACAATTATGCAAATAAATATTGAAAAAATAGCACAACTTGTACTTGACGCGGATAAGATCTTTATGAAGCCTGAGGCAGAAGAAAATCTAGTACAATTGTTAGAAATTCAGACTCAAGTTGAGGCGGCCATTGTTGAGGTAAAAGCAAAGCTAGAAGCAACGGCATTACAGATTGACCCGAATTTCAGATCAATACAATCAGATCTAATAAAAGTTCATTACCGTTCATTTGGCCAACGCTATTACGTTGACGAATTGCAAAAGAATCTAGCACCCAAAGAGCTGTACACTGAGGAAACAAAAGTGGTCTATAAAGTAGATGCTAAAGCGGTGGAAAAATGGATAAAAGAAAATAATGGCATGCCAGCCGGTATTTCAGAAGTTGAACGTCAAAAGAAGTTAACCATATCGTTAAAATCGGAGGCAACAAATGACGATCAGTAAATTTAGATTCTTACTAGAAAGACTTATTGAGGCTGGCGATAGTGAATTTGTGGTTGACACAACCATGTTAGCCGAAAATGAAATAGTGGTCACTGGCCTGGACATGAGAGATTCTTTCACTTTAACGATAGATAAGGTTGCGGAGTAAGACAATGAAAAATAAAAACCATTTTAAAAACGCCGTAAGTATGATTTTAAACCTTATTAAAATTGCTATTAAAAAGTTTTTGTCTTATTAAACTATGAAAAATAAATTTCGAGCCAGCTATACAATTTTGGACATGTGGTCATCTGGAAACTGGGAGATGGCAATCAAACAGTATTTTAAGTTGGATAAGTACTCAAGCCCCGAAATGGAAGACGGTTTGCGGTGGCATGAGAAATGGAGAAAACACATCGAAGACACAAAAACTATGCCCGTTGAGTTTGGTGGTCGTCCACTTATAGCGCCCGTAACTGAAAGAAAAAAAGTTGTAGAACTTGATAGTTGGTTGGATTTAGTTGGAATAATCGATTGTTACGACAGCCCCACCGTCTATGATTGGAAAACAGGTAAGACTTCCAGCGAAGTATATGCAGGAGGGAAGCAAGGGGCGATCTATGGTGTACTAGCTACACTTCTTGGATATTACGTCGAAAAAATAGAAATACACCACTATGACCAGTACATGAAGACTGCCGACATGTCTATTGTTTGGATCACACCAAAGCTATTGGAAGATGCCCACAATTATATTGTCACAGTGTCATCTGAAATGTACCAATATTTTTTATCTAACAACTTATTTGATAAGTTCGGCGCTCAACAATCAGAAGCGACGATACCAGAACAAATACTTTTATGAAAAATAAAGTTCGCAACACATCGGTCGAATCATTCCATGACCTAGATAATGTAGGAAAAAAACAAATGAACGTTTTAAACGTCTTGAAGTATGAGTTGAAAACGGCCTGCAACCTAGATTTGGCAGATTTTCTCGATTGGCCAATAAACCACATCACTCCAAGGGTAAACGAGTTGGTCAAAAATGGATTCTTACAAGAAGACAGACGGGATATTTGTGTAAAGACTGGCCGCAAAGTTATTTTCTGGCGCATTACGCTAAAAGAGCCGGAGCAATTATCTTTTATATGAAACCCCACGAAGCAGTAAGTCAGGTTTTAATAAAGATGGCTGAAATGGCTAAAATTGGTGTGAGGACTATTGATATTGATTCTATGGCTGAAAAAATGATATTGGATATGGGGTGTAAGCCCTTTAATAAGGGGTACAAGCATCAGTCGGCAAAACAAGCCTATCCGTTCACAACTTGTATAAATATTGACAATGTCATTGCACACGGCAAACCAAGTGAGTACAAACTACAAAACGGCGACCTGGTTTCTTTGGACGTCGCCCTAATTACTCCAGATGGCTTGTGTGGTGACGCAGCGTTATCTCTTGGATGTGGCGAAATATCAAACCGTAAGGAAAGACTGCTTAAATATGCAAAAAAGACACTCTATGAGGTCATTGATCACATGAAACCGGGTAGAAGCACTGAAGATTTGGCGAGAATTTGCGAATATTACACCGCAAATATGGGCTACCGTGTAAATTTACGGATGGCCGGACATGCCATAGGGACAGAAATGCACATGAAACCAAATATTTATAGCGGTACCGCTGACCATTGTGTGTGGGGTGAATTAAAAGTTGGAGATGTGTTTTGTGTTGAACCTATGTTGACACCAGGTAAGGATAATCTGGGTATATGTGTGGATCCGGACGGGTGGACATTCGTCACAGTAGATGGCCAACCAAGTGCATTTTTTGAACACATGGTGGAGATAACGGCCACTGGGTGTAAAATATTAACAACCCACTTTGACAGAAACTAACATGAATATCACAAACATTGTCTTATTACTGATTTTTGCAATATCAACATTGATAGGTGTTTGGATGATGGTTATTTCCCGAATGTTTATAAAATTGCTTCAGATGCTAGTAGAGAAAGACGGGGCAACTGTTTTTAATACCATCTTGCACGACTTACAACAGATAAAAACACGCCTAACCTGGTCAAAAAGACGAGAAAAAAAAGTCCTGCCAAAAAAGGTGGTGAAAAAACATGTTTAAAAGAAAATGTGCTAAATGTGGTTTAAAAACTATAAATATAATATCTGAGTCGTTTGGCGCTCGCCTATGGCGAATCACTAAAAATATTATGTTTCCAATTCGGATTTTAATGAGTGTATCCAGAAGACCCAAATCAACTAATGTTTGCCGTAGTTGCGGTTTTAGTTGGGAAGATCGATAATGAACAAAGAAATGCAAAAACAACCGTGGGTTGAATTCTACGCAAGGCGTATCTGTGATGCCAAAGCCGTTATCGAAAGTCCTGAAGCCTCAAGCTATGAAAGACTAGTGGCAACGGAAGCAATGGAACTAGACCAACTCAAGGCTATTCACAACGAACGAAGAAATTTGATTATGGATAACGGTACACGGTTGGAACAGTTACAGGTAATAATCGATTTTCATATTAAAAAAGACGACGTTTCCAAGGTTTAAATATATGTCATTTTCAATAAATCAAATTATATTAGTCGGCAATGTTACAAAAGAGCCAGAACTAAAATACACACCAGCGGGCAAACCTGTATTGACGTTTAGTATGGCCACTAATAGAAGGGTAAAAAACGGGGAGGAATGGAAGGATGTACCCACGTTTCATAAAATCGTAGTTTGGGGTAACTTTGCAGAGTGGCTATCTAAAAATATTGCTACGGGACAACCAGTGACGGTTCGCGGCAGAGTGGACAATAGGTCGTATCAAGACAGTAGTGGTGCCAAAAAGTACATAAGTGAAGTAGTAGCGGATGATGTGATACCGTTTGCGTCTCGATCAAATCACGAAGCAGCAGCAAAAAAGCCAGAGGAAGTCCAGATTGATGACGTGTTACCGACAGAAGAAGTTTCAAATGTTGCGACAAATGAAATTCCATTTTAGAAAGTAGGTGATTTTTTATGAGTATCGGACAAAAACTTTTATGGACAGGTGTAGTTGCATTTATAATGCGGGAAACAATTCCACACACAGTGTCCCCTATTGAAGTCATAGCCCTCGTGATCATATTGTTATGTGGATTGCTATTGGCTTGGTTGAACAATTAACCATCTTTATTTGCTATACTTACACCATGCCCATAGACAGTCTTTCACAAACAAACAATATTGACGAAGAACTGCGAATGGTCGGTGAAATAATAGAGATTGAGAAGACAGTCAAGGGAATGATGAGTATCACTTTACGAGGTAATAACTATGAACTGTTAGAATCAGGCAGACAAGATGGCAAGGAATATTGGAAATTTAAAATATTAAATAAATAAATATGGCAAAACTAGACTGGGGACGACCACTAATATCAGAGGACACGTTTAATACATGGCTAAGTGAATTACGCCCACACCTCGTTTTAGGTGTGAGTTTATACCGTGCAATACATAAATCAGGACTAGATGGACACTCAACTTCTATATACGAAAAATACAAGCTAAAAGATTGGTTTTCTGTAGGCGTAGATAGATTGCGCTTAATTCCAGGAGAGAAAGCAAACGAGGCAATGACGCGATTAATAGACGCTATACACTTAAAGACGTTACAAGAGAAGACACTAACGTCAGAAGAAATTAAGATCCTGACGTTCTTTAGTGAAAAACACCGAAGCGCACAACACTTTTTTGTGAACAGAACCGAGACATCAGTAGCAAGACCCATAGAAGATATTATTTCTGATTTAGAAAGGGCTGATAATATAGACGATGTTGCATTTGAAGCTGAGAAGCAAATGGTGGAGGCTCAACCACCTATACAAAGTCAAGAATAAGAGCGGGACGATTGTCGTATTCAAGCCCAACCCCATGCAATTGAGATACCGCGTCGACTCGAAGGGGTGTCGCTATTGTTATATTGTTAAGCCTCGACAATTTGGATTTACAACGGATGCCGTCATCGACATGTTTGACGATGCTTGTTTTGTACCTGGATCATCGGCGGCCATAACTGCACACGATAGAGAGTCTGTAAGTAGGATATTTCAAATAGCAAAACGAGCCTATGAGAACATGCCACCTGAATTGCGCCCCGTTACACAGTACGACACGCGAAACGAATACAAATTTTTAACTCGATTTGATGGAATCCCTCTAGACAATGAATTTTATGTGGCATTAAAAATACGCGGCACTACGATACAAAGACTACATGTATCGGAAGCAGCACACGTCGATGATCGGGATGAGTTAAAGATGGGAGCTAAACAAGCCGTGCCAAAGACGGGAAGAATTACAGAAGAGACGACGGGAAACGGAATGAATGAATTCTACGATGACGTCATGTACGCCCTAGACAGGCAACAAAAGGGACTATCTGGAGAGATGGATTATCGGGTTTTTTTCTATCCGTGGTTTAGCAATCCAGAATATACGCTATATGGCACGTTAGGTTCAATAGACGCGGCAAAATATGAAGATGAAAATAAATTGCGCAGTCAATACGGGTTAACAGACGGCCAATTGCTATGGCGCAGATGGAAATTAGATGAGTTTAGAACAAACCGCACTGATGGTGTCACATTAAACGTATTTCAGAGATTTAAGCAGGAATACCCGGCCACTATATTGGAAGCTTTCCAGTCTGGCGCAGGCAATGTATTCAACTTGGAGGCGGTAACAGACATTAGCGCACCTGTCCCACTAACGATAGATCAAGTTTATGCGCTCATTGATTCCGACACAAATCAGAATCAGACCGTCAAGGATGGCATGAAATATCTATATGATCAGGGTTTTAGGTGTTGGGATATTCCGCGCTATGGTAAAAAATATGTGCTGGGGTGTGATCCAGCTGGTGATGAGGGTCAAGATAACGCGGCCATTGCCTTATGGGATGGTAGTACTGTTGCAATTGAAGGAAAGATCGAGAAAATTGGGGAATTCTGGCAAAAGATACGACCCGATTTGTTGGGGGAATTGTGCGTGGCCATCGCCAAGGTATACAACAAAGCTTTTATAGGTATAGAAAATAACATGCTGACAACCATCATTACGGTGGTCAATTCTGGCTATGACCACTATTATTCCTATGTTGAAATTGATAAGCGTACAGAAAAAACAACGCGCAAAATTGGCTGGAATACAAACACCAAGACACGCGACGTGATGATAGATGAGTTTATAAAACAGTTTGAAGAAGGAAGTTTGGAAATACGATCAACGGTCACAAAATCAGAGATGCAAACGTTTATTCGTAACGATGTAGCAAAGCGTGAACATGCAAAAGGTAAACATGACGACATGTTATTTGCAGACTTCGTTGCGCTCCAGATGCGCAAATATAACGGGCCAATAGCTAGAGTCTTTGCCAAAAACCCGTTTTAGGCTTGATTGTTGTAATAGGTACGGTGCTATACTAATTTTATGGCTGACAATTACCCACAATCCCCCGATGTTTCAATGGCGGCAACTATCGCAAATACTGGAACATTGGAGAAAACACCAAATATAGAACCTATAGCAAAAATTGGTAAGTTTCCCCTAGCAAGTGATTTAAATCGTTTAAACGATTATGAGTATTACAAGAAGCTATTCATGGGTAAACATTTTGAGGCGTTCAATGTTCGCATTGGGGACAAAGACTACAACCGTGCGCACGCAAAGTTGCGTTTTCTTGTAGTAAATTTTGCAGGTCTTTTGTCAAAAATAATGGCAGATATGTTATTTGGTGAACCCGTATCAGTCAAATTGCCAAACGGTGATCAAGAGTGGCTCGACGCTTTCTGGAGGGAAAACAACATGGATGTGCAGTGTTACGAAAGTGCATTGGGGAATAGTTACAACGGCGACGCTATCTTTAAATTGCGCATTGGACCTAGAAACGAAAAATCAGAAAGCACAGTAATAGTCGAAGATATTGTGCCAAAGATTTATTTTCCTAAGATAGACGGGTTTAATGTACGAGCAACGTCAAAAGAACAGGTATTGGCTTGGACGTTTGTTTTAGATGGGGAAACTTATTTGAGACAGGAAATACACACACCAGGGAAAATACAAAATAAGGTATTTAAAATGAAGGGCGAAGATATTGTGGCTCCAGTGTCAGTAAGCACATTAGGTGATGGGTCGATAAAAGAAGAAGAAGACACAGGAATCAACGAATCTTTGATTGTTCATATCCCCAACTGGAAAACCGGCGATAGACATTTTGGATTGTCTGATTATTTAGATTTGGATACGTTGTTTTATGCCTTGTGCAATAGACTTTCAAAAATAGACAATATTTTGGATACACATGGTGATCCTATACTTATGGTTCCACCTGGAATAATTGATGAGCATGGAAACGTAAATAAAAAAGCACTTGGCGTTGTTGAGGTAAAAGAGGGGGAAAACAACAAACCAGAATATATTGTCTGGGACGCTTCACTTGATTCGGCATTTAAAGAGGTTGAAAAACTAGTGGAAATGTTATATTTGACGGCTGAGATAAGCCCCGATGTCCTTGGTATGGGTACGGGAACTAGTGATAGCGGTAGAGCTTTAAAGTTTAAGTTAATGAGAACACTTGCAAAGGTTTCAAGAAAGCGTTTGTACTATGATCATGCAATAAAACAGCTAGTGTACACAGCACAAAAGTTTGCTAAAGCCAACAATATAGCTATCAATGGAAAACAACTGTCTGGTGAGCCTGTAATGCCTGAAATTGACTGGAAGGATGGATTGCCTATTGATAATCATGAACAACTCTTGGATGAGATACAGGCGGTTGATGCTGGACTTACTCCAAAGACTGAGGCTATCATGCGACTCTATGATGTAGATGAAAAATCGGCCGAGGAACAACTAAAAGTCATTGAGAAAGAGCGGCCGGCAATAACAGTTCCATCCATGGATGCCTCAAAGTCAAATCCGTTTATGCAAAAGAAAGACGATAAAACACAACCGACAACTAAATAGTCTATGCTCTATATATTATGTCTTTGTATCCCACACACGTCGAAATCAACGAAGAAAATATTCTCAAAATAACAAACACGTTTAAGAGTGCCTATAAACAGATTGTTTCGGAGATTAGCACGGCAACTGATTTTGGGGTCAAAAATCGTCGCGCAATTCTTGCACAAATTGATGTAATACTTACTACTTTGGGAACTAATACGCAGGAATTTTTGGCTAAAGAATTGCCCGAATATTATAAATCAGGTGCTGATGATGCAGTAAAGCAACTATCAAACGTTGGGGCAGATGTGGGCGTATCAGAGGGATTTAATCGTCTGCATGAACAAGCTATTGTTGCATTGGTTGATGACACCGCCAAAGCGTTCGGAGAAAGTCTGACAGGAGTCGGAAGAAGTGCAGACTTGTTGTTGGGAAAGACAACGCGTGAGACTATAACCCAAAAGTTGGCAGAAGGGTTGATCGGCGGTAACAATTTAAAAGCGGTGAAACGTACAATCAAGGGTATTTTGCAAGAACAGGGGTTGGACGCGCTAAAAGATAAGGGCGGACATGGTTGGACTCTTGATAGGTATGCTGAAATGCTATTTCGTACCAAAGCAGTGGAATCACGAAATAGAGGCCTAGTAAATCGAATGGTAGAAAACGAATACGACTTGGTACAGGTTTCAAACCATTTCGGAGCATGTCCCCTATGTGCGCCGTGGGAGGGCAAGATCTTGTCGTTAACTGGTGTGTCCAAGGGGTATCCGACATTGTCTGACGCGGAATCTGGGGGTTTGTTCCACCCAAGTTGTAGACATAGTATAAATGTATTAATTCCATCGCTCGCTAAGATGACCAGGGCATACTATCCAGATGAAAGAACAAAATTTATTTCTGAATCTGAAATCGCCAAAGCCAGTAAGTTGGATCTTGAGAAGAACGCCAAGAGTTGACATTTTATTGATCGATTGTGTATATTAACCATAGAGTGTTTTACCGTGGACTTACCACGTTAAAAAACGAAACAAAAACACATGGCAGAAAATACAAATAGTGATGCCACCACAAGTGGTACACAAACTACTGGTAGTGTAGCCGTGACCGACACGACAAAAACGAGAGATACACAAAACCAAAACGTGTTCGATACTAAAAACATCGGTGATGATGACTTTTCAAAAGTTTTCGATGACCCGAGAGTTTTTTTGCATCCACGATTCAAAAGCCTAAACGAACGCGCCAAAAAAGCGTCTGAGTACGAAGCCAAGTTAAACGAGGCAGAGGAAACGAAGCTATCTGAGAACAAAAAATTCGAGGAACTGGCCGCAAAACGTGCTGAAGAATTGTCGGGTGTGAAAACAAAATACACACAAACCCTTCAGGACATGCAGATAATGAATGCAGCGGCAAAAGTAGGCGTGATTGATTTGGATGCAGTTTTAAAACTAATCGATCGATCTAAAATTTCAGTAAGTGACAGCGACAATACTGTTTTAGGTGCTGATGAGGCATTAACGACATTGTTGGACAAATCGCCATATCTTAAAGGTAAAGCAGCAAACGTAACCGTTGGATCCGCAACAGGACCCGGCGAAGAGTCAACTGCTGGTACTAAGAAATTTAAACTTTCTCAATTACAAATTCCTTCATTTTGGAGAGAAAACGAGAAAGAAATCCAGGTCGCATTAGCAAATAACCAAGTCGAAAACGACATGGTTAAATAAACTTCTTCAAATCCCCTTTTAGGCTTCAAATTAGACCTATTTTATTTATTATAGGAATTCAAAAAAAAGGGGGTGAAATATTAAAAATATATGATAGAAAATGTAATGAACACAACGACCGACGCGTCGTTTATTCCAACGATCATTTCTAATAAGGCTCTACAACGTTTCGGCTCATACCTGAATCTGGCTAGGACTATTAGTAGAAATACCGATTGGACGACAGCGACCGAAGGTACAGTTCTTAAAGTTCCAAAAACTGGTACAGTTTCCGCTAACGATAAAGTTGTTGGTAATAACTTCACAAAGCAAAACCCAACAGCCACCGATGTGAGCGTTACTCTTAACAAAAATAAAGAAGTAACACTAACTATCGATGATGTCGATAAAGTGGTTACAAACCAGGACACTCAAATGCGTTATGCAGAAGATGGAGCTATTGCACTTGCAGAAGCGGTGGAAACATCCGTGGCTCAATTGCACACTTCACTTTCAAGTACCGTTACATGGAATCGTACGAGTGCAGCCACTATTGACACCTCAATGCTGGCCATTCGCAAATTTTTCACAGACCAAAAAGTACCAAAGACCGAACAACGTTATATGTACGTTGACTCAACCGTCTTTAATGATCTTTTGGGTGTGCAAAAATACACCGATCAATCATGGCGCGGTAGTCAAAACACAGTAGCAGATGGTCAAATGATCAGAACCTACGGTTTTGAAATTTGGGAATCCCAAATGATTGACTACACCGGGTCACCTGGTGCTTATCACAATTTGGCTTACACCAAAAACGCATTCGTTCTTGCTTCACGACCATTACCAAGTCCAAAAGGGTTTGGTGGTGTTTCAACAATCATGAATGATGAAAGTGTTGGTTTGAGTATGCGAACTCTATTTTGGTATAACGCCGACCTCGGCGCTCACCAATTGACCCTTCAAATTCTCTATGGCGTAGCCGTTTTGGATACACGCAGAGTTGTTGAAATCGAGAGTTTCTAATTTCAAACAAGAAAACTCCCATCTGCAACTTATACTTGTGGGTGGGTTTTTTTGTGGGTACAATAGGGGTATGGCACTCCTGATGTCCCCTATTGGAAAATATGTCGAAGTTAGCAGTGACAGTAGAGAACAAGAACTGTTAAACGAAGGATTCACTATTGTCGATACTAAACGGGAGTTGGAATATAGACAGGAACGGATAATCCTTGCGACGAAAATGAACCATTCCGACGATCAAGGTTTAAACGGCGTGTATTTTACAAGTGTAAGCGGTGGAAGTAAGGATGGTTATGGTAGCTCAAGCGGTCACATGATCAAAGAATTAGAGATATTGGGCGTCAATATAAAAAGCCAATATAACGGCGAAAAGATCGCTATTTTGTACCATAATCCGTATGGACTGCCCCGTCTTGAAAGCCCGTATAGAATTATATATACAATGTTTGAATCGGACAAAATACCCGATGATTGGATTGAATACCTAGAGGCCGCTGATGAGGTGTGGGTGCCAACAAAATGGTGCCAAGGTGTATTTTTGAAGTCTGGTATAAAATCAGAAGTTGTACCACTTGGATACAACGACCGAGTGTTTCAATATATAGAACGCAAATCACCAGAAGAAGAAAAACGACCATTTACGTTTTTGCACTATAACGCTTTTAACTTGCGCAAGGGATTCACCGAGGTATTCAAAGCCTTCAATAAAGCGTTTGAGAAAACCGACAACGTAAAGATGATTTTCAAATCAGTTCTTCCCCATGCGCCGATCCCCATTATTCCATCTGAGTATCCAAATATAGAAGTCATATTGGGAAAAAGTACAGAAGAAGAACTAGCGACATTGTGCGGCAGATCCGATGCGTTTGTGTTTCCAAGTCGTGGGGAGGGTTTCGGATTAACCCCATTGGAGGCTATGGCAACAGGTTTACCCACAATCGTCCCCAATGCTCATGGTATTAGTGAATATTTCGATAGTAAATATATGTATGAAGCGAAAGTGGCCGAAATGACACCCGCTACATATTCCAGATACAAGGGTATCGATGTCGGTAAAATGGTTGTGTGTGATGTGGATCAACTAGCAAATCAAATGCGCTGGATGTACCACCACTATAAGGAAGGCGTAAAGATGGGAAAACTTGCGTCTGAGTATGTAAAACAGTGGACGTATCAAAAAACTGCTAGAATAATTAAAGACAGAATCGACAAGGTGATGATGATGCCAATTGAATCTAAAAAGCACACCAACATCTTAAATCTGGAATTGGTGAGGTGATCAATATGAAAGATAAAAACAATGTACAAGCAATAGAAAAAACGGAAAAACTGATTTTTCGTTATATGTGCGAAGGCTGTACCAACGTTGCAATATATACAACTAATAAAATGGTCGGGGTCGAGATAGATTGTACAAATTGTCACAAACGCCAAGTCACATTAGCATCCAACTATATTTCAGTGTGAAAATAAAATACACGGGACCAGCCAAAGATTATAGTGGCTATGGAGAGGCAAACCGCCACGATATTGGCGCATTGTTTGAAGCTGGTGTCGAGTTGACCACCCAAATACCTATATACACCCCCGAACAAGCGGGGTATGGTCGACTGGGTGAACTGGCGGCAAGTCTGGAAGGTAGGGACATTGGATACTCGATCAAAATAATACACACCACGCCAAACGTATACAAGCAATACTTTGAACATGGAAAATACCACATTGGTAGAGCTTTTTGGGAGACAGATAAAATACCGCTTGATTTTGCAATCAATCTACAGATGGTAGACGAAATCTGGACTAGCTCACAGTTTAACGTGCAAGCTATCAAAAACGCTGGCGTGACAATACCTATATATGTAATACCTCAAGCTATTGATACAAGTATTGATCAAGAATCCATCCATCCATATATTTCACCTAATCGCGGTTCGTATAACTTTTACTCGATATTTGAGTGGACAGAACGAAAGAATCCAATGGCACTACTTGAGTCCTACTGGAGAGAATTTGAGGGAGTCGAGGGTGTAAGTCTCACAATTAAGACTTATCTTGTCGGTTTTACTAATGAAAAACGGGATGCTATTAAACAGCAAATTAAAAAACTAAAACAAAGACTGAATCTAAATAGCTATGCCCCCGTTTATTTATATACACAGCTCATGGACAGATTCCAGATTTACAGGTTCCACAAGACGTTTGATTGCTTCATAAGCGCGCACCGTGGCGAAGGCTGGGGACTTCCACAAATGGAAGCTTTATTGTTGGGGAAACCAATCATTTCCACTAATCGTGGTGGTATCCATGAATATCTAACACATGGCAAGGACTCGTATTTAGTTAAAAATAAACTTGTCCCCTTGACTAATATGGCTTACAATTCCCAATGGTACACACCCGACCAGAAGTGGGCAGAAGTGGACACGGAAGACTTCCGCCGAGGTATGCGGTGGGCTTATGAGAACCGACTGGAGGCAGAAACTATGGGCAATGAGGGCAAAGTACTAGTGGAACGTGAATTCTCGCTTAAATCGGTTGGTAGGCGTATGAATGAACGTTTAAGGCAAATACAAACAGGACTAGAACCAAAACTATGAGTACACGTGAGCATAATTTTAAATTAGTAGTAAAACACGACAGGGACAAGAAGGGTTTCAATATATGGAAGTGCGAACGTTGTGATTCTGAGGTAATGTTTGCTAAAAGCAGAACACAAACCGGTGTAAATCAAATAATGGCCATTCGCATGCACTGTATAGCTAAAGAATTTATAAATGAATAGTATGAAACTTTTATATTTATCCTGCCACTCTATATTGGAATACGACGAATTGCGTATATTTGAGGAATTGGGGATTGATTATTTTTCCCTTGGTAGTTATGTCGATCCAAGGAGTCCGGTTGATCCTATTCGCCCCGCTTTAAAACATGTCCCCGATGATTGGGCATACCACAACACGCCAGATAGAGACTCAATACCAAAAGAGTTTTTCGATAAGTTCGACGTCATTGTTATCATGCACAAGCCGGAATGGATCGAAAATAACTGGGAAAATATGAAACACAAGCGTGTTATTTGGCGCACTATCGGACAATCTACCCCATCCATAGAGCAACGTTTGTGGAAGTATCGGCTAGCGGGATTGGAAGTGGCACGATATTCATTGAGAGAAGCAAATATTCCTCAAAATATCGGATGTGACAAATTAATTCGTTTTTATAAGGATGAAAATGAGTTCAAGGCTTGGAGTGGTTCGACAGATGAGGTTATAACGTTTGCGCAAGACATGATGCACCGTGGAGAGTTTTGCAATTACAATGCTTTTACCCAAATTGTCCAAGGGTTCAATGCCCACGTATATGGTCCGAAAAATGAGGCGTCGGGAGATCTGAATGGCGGTTTTATGACCTACGATCAGATGCAACAGAAGATGAGAGACGCCAGAGTATATATTTATACCGGCACTCAACCGGCTAGCTATGTATTAAACTTTATTGAATCATGGATGACTGGTGTACCTGTTATTGCGCTTGGTAAGACCCACGCAGGGTCGTTAAGTTCCACATTAGGTATCAATGCCGATATTTACGAGGTGCAAGATTTTATAATTAATGCAACAAATGGGTTTATTTCAGACAATATTGATGAAATCCGCGAATGGGTTAAATTCTTACTTGATAATAAACAGGCAGCCAAGAGAATTGGTGAGACAGGAAGGCAGGCAGCCATTAAATTGTTCGGTAAGGAAGTGGTAAAGTTAGAGTGGAAAAAGTTTTTAAATATATGAGCATAACTAATAAACTAATTGAACTTGACCCAACCTTGGTTCGCCACAACGAAGGACACTGGGACACTCCATTTCATGCCACATTGCCTGGGTTTAGTTCATTTAATGATGCTGGTGTGGAATGTGAGACTGGCGAATTTCTCTATTCAATGACACGCATACTTAAACCACACCGAGTACTTGAGACTGGGACACATGTCGGAGTAGGAGCATCTTATATAGGCATGGCACTAAAAGATAACAACACTCCTGATGGTTTACGGGCAAAGCTGGACACCATAGAGTTTTTACCAGAGATAAACAAAAGAGCAGTTGAGAGGTTGCGTACATTAAATTTACTCGAATATGTTACACCACACCTAATGGATGTAATGAAATTTGTGCCATCTGAAAGTTATGGACTGATTTTATTAGACACGGAACCACAAACACGCTTTGCTGAGCTGATTAGATTTTACCCATATTTAGAAGAAGGCGGATTTGTGTTTATTCACGATTTACACAGACATTGTCACCAGATAAATGCAACAAGATTTAATTCAGATCATCCCAATGCTCCATATTGGCCTTATGGGGAAATGCCACAAGAAATAAAGTCGTGGGTAAAGACAGGCGAGCTTGTCCCCTTCCACTTCTCGACCCCACGCGGACTCACAGGTTTCTATAAAAAGTCAAGGAATGACTATTTCCAACCCACGCTGTAAGTGATACTATAGACATATAGTCACCATGAACGATGATCAAGTAAAGATAGTCAATGAATGTAAACATACTGGAAACTATACCGCGGTTGCCCAAGACGTTTTAGCCAATCCATCGGAATTGTTGGTAATAACAAGCAGGTCTTGTAGTAATTGTGGCAAAGTATTTACAAGTATCAGTCCATTTAAACTTGGTTCACCTTCAAGTGAACAGAAGAGAAATCAAATACTGAGAACTTAAAAAAAAATGAAACGCTCCCGTGCTGCCATCCTTCCGTATCCAGGGGATCCATTTCTTCTTAACTATTGGCTAGAAATCTATTATAAGTTTTGGGAACCAGAAGTCGACAAGCTGTATATAGTTCTTAATTCTCCAATAGAAGACAGTGTCGTCGAGCATATCAAATACTTATGCAACGACGAGGGTAAAAAGATTAATTTTACCTATATTCCTAGACAAATGGAGCATGGCGACGTCTTGAAAATTGCATTGGAGGCAGCCACCGAAAAATACGTCATGTTGATAGAGGACGACGCTTTCATATTCAAATCAGGTGTTGTAAATTATTGTTTTGAACTGCTCGAAAGTGGCCAATATGACATAGTTGGAAGCAAGCGTGGAAGTTGTAGTGCTGAGATATTGGAAGCGGCAAAAAACCGCTGGGGGTTAAATTATAGTGGCCATGGCGATCAAGGGTGCAATTTCTGGCCATGCTATTTCTTCTCAGAACGACAATTATTACTAAACACTGACCGGCACTTTAGCGCACGAGCTTGGACTATAGGGGAAACGGTTTCATCCCTTGGCTACGTCGTCGAGGTGCCGGTAATTGCTGGCGATACTTTTGTAAATACAAGTTTACAGCTACAAAACATTGTTCCGCAGACAAGAATTAAGTATTTGCCCCAAAACCACGGCAGTCCAGAAGATTTGCAGCATTATGAGCGACATAGTGACCTATTTGATGGTACGGCATGGTGGACGCATATAGGCAGTTTGAGTAGTGGTGTGGGTGGGATACTTATGGATGGCAACAATCGGTCACTAGCTAGACGTAAAAAGGATCCTGAGGGGGCAGAAACTGTATTAAACAAGCAGTGGTGTCAGACAACACAAGAACACCACGAGTTTGAGCGCAGGGTGCATTGGTGGCTTACATTCTGGGAAAAAAGAGTACCAGGCGAACTAAAAGAGTTTGCGCAGTTGTACAGAATAGCGATAGACAGGGTGATTACCCAATACGACCTGGACATTAATTTAATAAGACAGGGACAGAGAATATATAGGACACTGGGTTTATGATCACTGATTTGATTGTCACCTGGCCAAGAAATTGCGATTATCCCTTGTGGCGGCAATTCATAAGGGACAATAGGACTCGATTTAACGAGGTGATAATTTCGTTTATGGAAACAAACCAAGGCGAGGACTACCGTTTGGAATTGACAGAAATGATGCGTAATGATTATGTACTGACAATCCAGCCGCCATTAATTATCGCTGGCGAAGATTGGCGTAATGCTTCAATAAATTCGGCGTTGCTTCATTCGTATAATGCGCCGTGGGTTTGGTTTACAGAACAAGATTTTTTCCCCAAGGATGGTTTCTGGGAAGAAGTCCAAAGAATGCAAGATGAGGGGTGCAATGTCATTGCAGTTTATCAAGGGGACAGAATGCACCCATGTTGCATATTTATGAAACGAGAAATATTAAACAAGACGCATAAAAACTTTGGAATTATCCCTGATATTGCGGATCATTTTTCTTTAATTCAAAAAGACCTTGAATCAATTGATGATTCTATTATTGGTGTTATTTCTCCAAAACTATATACACACATGAATGGTTTGTCGCACAACTGGAGTTTGTTAGTTTCTGGCCAGATGCCAAACCACAATCCAGACCAATTTTTCGACTATTTAATGAGTTGTTCTAGGCTTAATATTCCAATTCCAGAACATTGGTGGAACATGGCCAGTGCGGGAATAGAACGGTCATATTATAAAGAATAAACACAAAATGTACCCAACCCCCCTCCCCCACTCCCCCACCGTCAAAAAGTGGGTGTTTCGAGGCTAGAGTAGGGGGACACCCCCGAATAGGGGATAGTGGGGGAGTGAGTCAAAATAGTATACATATATGAAAAAAAACAAGCATTATCGAGTATTTACAGACTTTCATCACGCATCACTTCTGCAATCATTTATATTGTTATTTGAGAAGCGTTTGGGTGGCCAAGTGTATCGGCCAATAGGTCGAGAATGGTTTGATCAAGGATTCTGGAAAATATACGACCACCCTGCTACCGTAGAACAGTATTTAAGTATTGGTGGAGCTACACCAGATGGCACGGCTAAACTAAATGAAGTTTTAACAACAGGTGAAGATTTTGATGGTATTTCCACTATTTACAATTGCCAGGATATTGATAGTGGGCAGACAAACAAAGCAATCACTTTTGATGGCTTCATGTCCAGTCACTTCGACATTGTCATTGCGTCTATTCCGGCGCACATTGAGCCATTCAAACGATTATGCGAACTGCATCCAGATCATCCGAAATTTATTTTTCAGATTGGCAATTCCTGGACGGTTGACGCCGGCTTATCTCCAAACATTATGGCATCGGCCTTGATCGATAATGTACCAGCAGATATTCACTTTATTACATACCACCAAGAGTTTGATTTAATGTTGTTTCACCCAAGAACTAACATAAACGGAAGATGGAACAAACACAACTTTGATGTTATGCCAGAAAACAACGTGTATTCATTTATAAACTGTTTTGACAGTGCTGGACATTTTGCCCAAGATTGGCAATTGTTTACACAAGTTGAGGCAGCCATGCCCGACTACAAATATAAAGTTTATGGTGGCCAATGTAGAGACGGGTCTGCAAATGGTGCAACAGAAGTGGCAAAAAAGATGCGAGAGGCTATGTTTATATGGCATACCAAGTTTGGCGGTGACGGATACGGACATGTTATCCACAATGCTCCAGCAGTTGGTAAACCTTTAATTGTGAAGAAACAATACTATAGTGGAAAGATAGCCGAACCTCTTTTAATCGACGGTGAGACATGTTTAACCATAGACGGTTTGGATTGTACACAGGTTATCAACAAAATACGGCACTTCTCAAATCCAGATTTATATATACCAATGAGCAAGGCGGCATATTCAAAATTCAGGGAAGTTGTGAACTTTAATGTCGAAGCTGACAAACTTGCGGATTTTTTACTTTGCTTAAAATAATGACATTCTGAGATGGGTGGTGGTATTCTAGTTTTATGAGCAATCCAACCCCCGATTTTCCCACATTGGTACACACAGCAACAAACGTTAGTTCGTTTACTAGCACACCGCTTGGGACAAGTGTCCCTAAACATACAGACGTTGAGGGCAAACAAGAAGAAGAATTGGTGGCAATTCAGACAAAACTAGGAACGGGTAATTCGCCCGCATCCAGTGCGTCCACTGGTGATGTCCTAAAGAAGAATTTAGACGGCACAACTTCATGGTCTGTAAACACAGGCGGCGCGACGGGTCCAACGGGTGCTACTGGTCCAGCAGGAACTATAGGGGCGATTGGTGCAACGGGACCAACAGGAGTAGCCGGTTCGGCTGGTAGTAATGGTGCGGCCGGTGCAATTGGGGCTACAGGTGCAACGGGACCAATTGGCACGACCGGTTCTGCTGGTGCAGTCGGAGCGACGGGACCAACAGGAGTGACAGGTTCTACCGGCGCAGTCGGTGCAACGGGACCAACTGGCGTGACTGGTTCTGCTGGCGCGGTCGGTGCAACGGGGGTAACTGGTGTAACTGGCGTGACCGGTGCGACAGGACCAACGGGAGTAACTGGTGTGACAGGTGCGGCCGGTGCGACAGGACCGACAGGACCGACAGGACCAATGGCCGCGTCTATCTCATATATATATGATTCAACCACGACAGATGCAAATCCTGGAAATGGTAAATTTAGGTACAATAACGCATCTGCAACATTAACTACCATGCTTTATGTTTGTAAAATAGATGCCGATGGCACAGATAGTAGTAATTGGTCTTTAACTTTTGACGATAGTACCAATTCAGATAAGGGTAATTTGTGGATGCACAACAACACCACCCCGAGTTTATTGGCACAAAATTACTCTTTGTTTAAAATAAGTGGGGCAATAACAGACGCGACAACATATCTAAAGATTCCGGTAACATACATTATTAGGACATCTGATTTCTCAAATACAAGCCCGATTCTTTTTGCATTTCACAGAACGGGAGATTTAGGGGCAACGGGGCCAACAGGGGTAACTGGAACAACGGGTAGCACTGGAACTACTGGCGCAACGGGTCCAACGGGGCCGACTGGTGTGACCGGAAATACAGGTGTGGCTGGAGCAACTGGGGTAACTGGGGTCGCAGGTGCAACAGGGGCCACTGGAGCCACTGGAACCACCGGGATACAAGGTGGCGATAGCTTTACATTTACATTTAGTACAACAACGACCGATGCAGATCCGGGAGGTGGGCTGGTTAGATTTAACCATGCAACTTATGCCTCGGTTACGAGTATCTTTGTCGACTTGCTCGATAGCGCGGGCGGAACAATAACAACATGGTTAGATAGTTTGGACGATTCGTCCAATTCAGATAAGGGCAGATTAAAAGTTTACAGCAAATCTGATTTAACTAAATGGGTCGAGTTTAAAATCACAGCAGTTACAACCGCGACAGGTTATCGAAAATTGGTTGTAACCTATGTGACTGACAGCGGTGTCGGCTTATCAATAACAGCAGCCGATACGATTATTAGCTTTACACCTTCCGGCGATGTAGGCATAACAGGAACCAATGGAACCAATGGATCAAATGGAGCAGTTGGCGCCACGGGGCCGACTGGTGTAACTGGAAATACAGGAACTACTGGCGTTACTGGTCCAACTGGACCAACGGGGCCAACGGGTGTAACAGGTGCAACAGGTGTAACAGGTGCAAAACCGGCAGGACAATTGTGGTTAAGTTCGGCGGGAGGTTGGCCGTCGGCAACTTCTGGGTGTGCAGACCCGTTGCGTGTAGAGTATGTAACCAATAAGGTGAATATTTATCATGCAGATTTTGATTCGACAACAAAAGAGTATCAGGAATATGCAGTGGCTATGCCATCTGACTATGACGCCGGAACAGTGACGGCAGTATTCTTTTGGTTAGCCAACAGCACAAGTACAAACGGTGTGCGTTGGGGCTTACAAGCCAGAGCGTTGGGTGATGCTGATTCTATTGATCAAGCTATGGGTACAGCTCAAGAGGTGACAGATAATAATGGCGCAACAGCAAATCTAGTGCGCATAACTGCTGCCACTTCCGTGATAACAATTGGGGGGACTCCCGCAGCTAGTAAGTTGGTACAATTCCGTTCGTATCGTGACCCCGGCAATGTCGCTGATGATTTGGCAGTAGATGCTAGATTATTGGGTATTATGGTAACGTATACTAGAAGCTAATGGCAGTTTCAAGCACATTAATTGACAGTTTTAGTGACAACTCAGTCGACACGGGGAGATGGCCGAATAATTATTTTGGATCGGCGACAGTTACAGAAGTTGGAGGGTTGGCAGTCATAACACTAGCCATATCCACAGCAGGGGGTAATTATGCAGGCTATTTGTCGGCAAATTACGACATAACTGGTAGCTATATTTTTGTGAAGATAGACACCACCCCAAATCAAGCAACAGGCGCGGGTATGTATTTAAAACTAAACGGGACAGACTCTATAGATTGGTATCTGGAGTCAAACACTTTATACGCCAGAAAAAATGTAGGAGGTGTCGGAACGTCTCTTTATAGTGTGGCTTTCAACTCAACTACCCACAAATGGTGGAAGATTAGAGAAAATAATGGAACGACATATTGGGAGACATCGACCGACGGTTTGGAGTGGTCAATCCGACATAGCGTCACAAACCCCATTACTATGACATCTTTAAAAATTGAACTTGGTTCTGGAACATACCAGAGCGAAGTGGCACCAGGCGCGGGAAAATTTGACAACTTTAACATGGTCCCCGTCAATAAAGATGGTTTGCAAGCGTATGTAGGTACTTATACAGGCAGGACAACAACTGGTTTAAAAGAAGTGAGGGATGCAAACTTTATGCCCAAACTTGGTATATTTATTTGTACTGGGAGGACATCGTCTGGTAGTGGTGCGAGTTCGTATTTATCAATAGGTATTGCTATTGGTCCAACTATTAGTCAACGAGCCATAACCAATACATCTTTAAACGCCGTGGGTACTTCTGATACGGAACGGGGATTGGATGCGACACAGTCTGTATTGATAGCAAACACATCTGGTACGGCTATATATAAAAGCGCTATAAGTTCATGGGAGGCCGACGGATTTACAGTAAATGACGCGACAGTAGACGCTAGTGCGCGCAGTGTTCTTTATATGGTTTTAGGTGGTAATGGCCTTGGTACGGCAGATCAAGGGAAATTCAACCCATCGGCGGGTACAGGCAGCAAGACCTATTCAAGTATGGCTATCCAACCCAAGGCGTTGCTGGTTTTTGGTGTCAATACGACAGCCTACCCGCAAACTAATTTCAATATCGGGATCGGTATGACTTCGGGGTCTGGACAAAGTGGATCAATGGCGACGTCTGACTATGACGCACAGAATTTTTCAAACAACCGAAAGCTACAGCAAAACAGCAAGTTTTTTACGTTTCTAAGCTCTACATCATCCACAAACCAAGGGTCGGCATCGTTGACATCTTTTGATTCGGCTGGGTTTACATACGACGTTGATGTTGCAAATACTAACGACATAAATTATTTGGCATGGTCTGGCGCAGTACAAAAAGTGATGATCGTAAATTTTGGGGCATCTACTGGGGAATTAACTATAACTGGCGTTGGATTTACGCCACAAGCAATGATTGTTCTTAGTGCAAACAGTGCGGCGAATGCTGGAATAACTGACAATCTCAGAATTTCCATTGGTATGGCTACTGGGGCAAATAATCAAGGATGTGTGTGGGCTGGAGCAACCGACAACGTTGATACTACGGTGGTTTCTGAGAATTTAGACACGACAAAAGTTATAAAATTTATGACCGAGGCTGGAGCTAGTCCAGTAGTAGTTGCCGCTGCATCTCTTACGACGTTTACAGATGATGGTTGTATTTTAGATAGAACCACGGCCGACGCAACAAGCAGGGAAATGATTATAATGTTTATTGGTATGCCGAGAAAGCCAAGAGGTGTGGTTAATTATCAAAACCCTGGAGTGTTTGCATGAAATATCGATTTCATGTATTTGGACTGCCTCATACTGAGACTATTAGACAATATTGCCATTGTGCGTACACGGAAAAAGTGCGCAAGTTTTGTAATATGATGATAAGTCGAGGGCATGAGGTGTTTTTATATGGTGGCCAAGAGAATGAGGCCAAATGTACCGAATTTATCTCTTGTATCTCAAAAAAAGAACAGTTCGATTTGATTGGGATAGAAAAACCAACCGATAATCTAAAGGCTCAGTTCAATTCAAATACTGATTATTGGCAGTTGTTCAATAGTCGGTGTATTGAAGAAGCAAGAAAGCGAATGCAGCCCAAGGACTTTATTTGTGTGATTGCGGGACTACGACAGAAACCCATTTCGGATGCTTTCCCTGAAACAATGACCGTCGAATATGGTATTGGATATGGTGGCACGTTTTCAAAATTTAGAGTTTTTGAATCCTACGCATGGATGCACACGGTTTATGGATCCCAAAGTTCTGATGCACATGGAATAGATGGCAATTTTTTTGATTCAGTTATCCCCAACTACTACGAATTGGCAGACTTTCCGTTGGTTGAACATAAACAGAACTATTTCTTGTTTATCGGTCGCTTGATCGAGCGTAAGGGCTACAAGATAGCACTTGATGTGTGTAAACGCCTTGGCAAACGTTTGGTTGTTGCTGGTCAAGGTGAGGCTCCAGAAGGAACCGACTATCGGGGGGTTGTTGGAGTAGAAGAACGGGGAAACTTAATGTCTAACGCAAGTGCTGTATTTGTGCCAACGCAATATATAGAGCCGTTTGGTGGTGTAGCAGTCGAGGCACAACTTTGTGGCACTCCTGTTATTACTACAGATTGGGGGGCATTTGTAGAAACAGTTATTCATGGAAAAACAGGATACAGATGCCGAACGTTACAAGATTTTATAAATGCGGCCAACAACTTGGATGGTCTATCCACACCCAAAGAAATATCGGAGCATGCCGCGATAAACTATGGAACGGTGCATGTGGCGAAGTTGTACGAACAATATTTTGACCGTCTGTACTCACTATGGGGCGATGGGTGGTATCAAGTCGATAGATTATCAGATAATATAAACCAATATGGCGTGGTTTACGAAAGACAATAATTTATGGTTCACAGCGGCCGCCGTTTCCTGGCTAGCTAAGGTTTCAAATGCGTGGTGGTCTGCAATATTGTTTGTTATTTATCAAGCTACATGGAACGATTCGACTGTTGTTTGGGATTCGGCAACCTCAAGCTGGGATGCTGTAAGTGATGGGTTATATGGGAATTGGTATACAAAATCACCTATTTCATGGCAAAGCCCCACTATTTAGTGCTATTATTTTTATATGGGTGTTACTTCTACATTACCAAGTTCACGACGCGGCTATTTAAGTCAAGACGAATTAAAACAGTACGTCAATATTACAATCAATGATATTGCTGAGGCTGACGACGTTATAAATCAAGCAGAAGAAATGATCGATGGATTTGTTGGGTATCAAATTAAATTTATGGTTGAAAAAGTCGAAGGTCGGATGGCAGCAAATACGCCTACTAGTTTTACACTTCAAAGCAATCAACAAAACAACTATGATATTAATTATTTTTCTTTGTGTGAGATAGAAATCATTGGTGGAACTGGGCAAGGGCAACGCCGAAAGATAACAACAAGCACAAAAGCGGGCGTGCAAACAATAGATGTGGCCTGGACAACTACACCATCGACCGATAGTTTTTATAGGATCTATCAACTAGGGAAGTTTCCTCGTGCATGTGACGTTGTAAGTTATAGCGAACAAACACCGACTACTTACTACAAACAGATCCCCGAGGCAGTAAAAAGGGCAGTTGCGGCTCAAATTGGTTTTATGATTGAAATGGGGGACGCTTATTTTGCAGGCAGTAAATCGGATTATCAAAGTGAATCCATTGGTGACTATTCCTACTCGAAGGGCGCTGGGTCAAATAATGACCGTCTTATTGGTCCACGAGTGCAAACGTTGTTAAATGGTATTTATAAAAGAACTGGCCGCTTGTTAGTATGAAATATGAGTTTCAAAAGTTTATTAAATCAACAAATAACAACATATGCCAGAAATGGCTATGATGCGTACGGGCGGGAGTCTGTAGGAAGTGCAACAACAGTACAGGCAAGATTCCAGAGGACTTCAAAACAACGATTGCAACCAAATGGGACATTGATGACTATTGATGGAGTTGTATATATAGCTACGGCTTCAAATATAGCCATTGGTGACAAAATAACCCATGACAGTAACAATTATAAAGTAATTGGTCGATACGACGCCATTGATGGAACAGGGAACACACAACATGTAAAGCTGGAGGTGGTGAAGTGGCTAATATAACATGGGACAAGAAAGATTTTGTTAATAAATCACGAAAATTAAATGGTCGGGTAGAAAACAAAATACTAGGTGCTGTTACGGCTGTAGGCGACGAAGTGTTGAGGTTGAGCCAGTTTGAAGTTCCGCACGACACTGGTCTGTTGCAAAATAGCGGTCATGTAGAGAATGATGGCAACGATGGGGCTATTGTTGGGTATAACAAAGTGTATGCCGCCCGTCTGCATGAGCATCCAGAGTATAAATTCCAGGGTGGAAGGAAGGGAAAATATCTAGAAGACCCTATTAAAAATAACATTGATGTTTTTAAAAACTTTTTTACAAAAGTTATGGCAGAGGCTTTTAAATAGTATACTAGTTATTATGTTAATAGACGACGTTGCATCATATTTACAAACGGCAGGGGTTGGCACTGTAGGTACTGATATTTTTAAATCATACTTACCAGATTCCGCAAATGCTGGCATAGCAGTGTTGGACACTGGTGGGATGTCGCCAAATATACACGTTCCACTTTATAATCCAACTGTTCAAGTGTTTATTCGAGCGGCCACATATACGGCGGGCAAAACGAAATTATTGGCTGTTAGGACACAATTGCACCAACTAGCCAATACGACGATGGGTGGTACTTATATTTATTTTTGCTTGGCACAATCGGAGGGTGGCCATATTGGGAGAAACGACAGAGGCCAGGATGAGTTCAGTATAAATTTTATATTCAAAACAAGATGATTGTAATAAACGGTAAAAACTACAAAGAGTTGCGGTGTGTAAAATGCCAAAGATTCATAATATACCAAAATATAAGTGCGGGGATTTTGGCCACTCAATGCGACAAGTGTGACTTTATGAATGAATGGTCATTTAAGTATTTGAATACGGCCGATAATGTGGCCGAAATAAAAAAGAAATACGAGTTAGAAATCAGACAATCAGAAATGAAGGGGGGTGAAATTTAATATGCCAGATGTAACAAACGTAAAATTGGGAGCTTGTAGCGTCACATTCAACAATGTCGACCTTGGACATACCGAGGGCGGAGTTGAAGTGTCCTATGAACCAGTATATGCCGACGTAAAAGTCGACAAATATGGTGAAACAGTTGTTGAGAAATATTTAGTTGGTGAAAAATGGACAGCTAAAGTACCACTCGCTGAATACACTATTGCCAACCTAAAAATTGCCGTGCCAAACGCCACGTTCGCCGGTGCAGGTAATGCCCGCATGACCGTTGGACAAGTAGCCGGACAACGTATGGGTGCAGTTGCAGCACAACTCGTGCTTCATCCACTCAATATGGGTACACGTGCAAACGACATAGTTTTGCACAAAGCAGTAGTCACCAGTTCCGTGTCGCTAAACCACAAAGTCGATGAACAAAAGACCGTGGAAGTGACATTTGAAGCGTTGTTGGATGAAACCAAATCCGCGGGTAACTACCTCGGACTCATTGGAGATTCCGGCGCCTAATGTTTGAACATGGCATACCGTGGGTCTAGTACCCCGCCAAATCAAATGACAATAATAATTAATGAAACAACAATTGAAATTAAAAAGTTGCCGCTGGGTAGATACGCAGAGCTTTTAAAAGCCTTGCGTGATTTACCAAAAAAGATTGGTAATTTGGGCGAGTTGAACAATGAAAACATGTTGCAACTTCTACCTGAAATACTTGTTGAATCTTGGCCAGAGGCGATAGCAGTAATGTCAATCGCAACAGGTCTTGAGGAAAACTTTTTAAACGAGATTGGTCTGGACGACGCCGTAAATATTTGTACAGCAGTCATTGAAGTCAACAACTACAAAGACGTGTACGAAAAAATAAAAAAAATGACAGCTCGTCCAAATCAAATAAGCCAATAGAGATAGAAGAATGGCTCTATTGGTCAATCGACCTACTGGCGAGCGAGTATGGGTGGTCGAAAAAAGACATATTGGAAAACGTCTATTTAGACGAATTACCCCTATTGTCTAAACACATAAACAAACGGAAGATAGGCACGATGAGGGAACAATTGGCTATTGTTCAAAATCCACATGTCAACGATCCTAAACAGATCTGGAGAATTATTGACTATAGAGAAAAAGAAATGGAAGGGAAATCTTATTTAGATGAGGAATTTGATCAAGTGGCTTTCAATGCTTTTAAAACGACTGTTTCCAACCACACTAAATGGATTGCCATAAAATAACTTTAAAGTAGTGACCACGAGTGATAGACTGAAATTATGTCTTTTGATCTTGGCTCAGTGGTCGCACACATTAAAGCGGATATTTCTGGTTTTCAGGATGGTTTAAATAAAGCCCATTCTGAAGTTGGAAGTTTTACCAGTAAAGTTTCTGCTGGATTTGGAGCGTTAACTAGGATTGCGGGTGTGGCAGGTCTTGCGCTTGCGGGTGCAGGCATAGCAGGTGCAAAAGTTGGACTTGACTCGGCCGCCAAGTATGAGCAATCCACGATTGCATTTACTACGCTTCTAAAAGATCGAACAAAAGCACTTGAAACCCTAAAGGTTATCGAAGAAGACGCAAAGAAAACACCGTTCGATTTGGCACCACTGATTGACATGAATCAACGATTGATCGGCGCAGGAATGAGTGCAGAGGGGGCTAGAAAGACTGTTTTAGGCCTTGGCGACGCTGTATCTTCTACTGGTGCCGGATCGGCTGAGATGATACGTATCGGTAATACAATTGGTCA